CCGCGGGACGTGCCCGGGGCGCGGTTTGATCCGGCGCGGGTTGACAAGGTGATCGCGGCGTTCCGGCAGTTGCGGCATACGAAGGGCCGGTTCGCGGGTCAGCGGTTTGAGCCGGATGTGTGGCAGGTGGCGTATGTGATCGCGCCGCCGGCGGGGTGGGTGCACAGGTCGCCTGATTCGGGCCGGTGGGTGCGGATCATCACGATCGTCTACGTCGATGTGCCGAGGAAGAACGGAAAGACGACGACGGCTGCGGGTTTGGGTATCTATCTGACGGCGGCCGACGGCGAGCAGGGCGCGCAGGTTATCGCGGCGGCGACCACGATGGGCCAGGCGGGGTTCGTGTTCGAGCCGATCCGGCAGATCGTGAACAAGTCGCCCGGGCTGAAGCGTCATCTGCGGGCTCTGAAGCATCGGATCACGCACGCGGCCAGCGGAAGCTACTTTCAGCCGATCGCGAATGCGGGTGATGCGCAGCACGGCGCCGACATTCACGGCGCCATCGTCGACGAGCTGCACCTGCACAAGGACATGGCGCTGATCATGGCGCTCGAAACCGGCACGGGTTCCCGGGAGCAGCCGTTGATCATGTACATCACGACGGCGGACGCGGGTCGGCGGCACACGCCGTACGACAACAAGCGGCAGCTGATCGAGAAGTTGGCGCGTCGGGTGTTGAAGCGGCCGACGACGTACGGGGTGGTGTTCGCTGCGGAGAAAAGCGACGACCCGTTTGTGGAGTCGACGTGGCGGAAGGCGAACCCGGGGTACGGGATCTCGCCGACGAAGCGGTACATGTTGGAGGCGGCGGAGAAGGCGAAGGATTCGCCGGCCGAGCTGGCGCGGTTCCTGCGGCTGCATCTGGGGATCCGGACGAAGCAGGAAACCCGGTATCTCGATGTTGATGACTGGGATGTCAACGCGTCCATGGTCGACCCAACCCGGTTGAAGGGTCAGAAGTGCTACGGCGGCCTGGACTTGGGTGCGACGTCGGACCTGACGGCCGCGGTGTGGGTGTTCCCGGACGCCGACGGCGCGTTCGACGTGGTGATGCGGTGCTGGGCGCCGGAGGACAGCCTGCCGGATTTGAATCAGCGCACCGCGGACGCGGCGACGGACTGGGTGAAGCAGGGCTGGTTGACGCTGACGCCGGGCAACGTCACCGACTATGACTTCGTCGAGGCGCAGATCAACCGCGACCGGGACGAGTTCTTGGTGCAGGAGATCGCGTACGACCGGTGGAACGCGCAGCAACTCGTCAACAACCTGATGAACGACGGCGCCCCGATGATCACGATGGGTCAGGGGTTCGCGTCGATGTCGGCGCCGACGAAGGATCTGCAGCGACTGATCAAGGTGGGCGCCCGGGTCGATGGTGACGGTGTGCCGGTGAAGCCGCTGATCCGGCACGGCGGTAATCCGCTGCTGCGGTGGATGGTGGATAACTTCTCGGTGGCGATGGATCCGGCAGGGAATGTGAAGCCGGACAAGGCGAACGTCGGCGACAAGATCGACGGTGTGGTGGCGCTGATCATGGCGCTGGCGCGCGCGGTGGCGGCCAAGGAGACCGAAGTCAGAAGTGCTTATGAAAATGCCGATTTCGCGGTCATGTAGGAGAGGGGGCTCAGCGTGGGCATAGCTTCATGGCTGGGCTTCAAACCGAACGCCCCGGTGCCGCAGGCGCAGGTGTCGACACGCCCGATGTATGACCTGATTCCCGAGGGCATGTCTCTCGACGAATACCTGAAGAGCCGCATTCTTGGGCAGTCGGTGGAGAAGCTGTGGCGTGAGCAGCCGCACCTTCGCACTGTCGTCGGGTTCGTGTCCCGCAACATCGCGCAGCTCGGTCTGCACGTGTTCGAGCGGGACGCCGAGGATGGCCGCAACCGCGTCCGCGGCGGGGTGCTGGTGGACCTGCTCGACGAGCCGAACGCCGAGGACACCCAGTTCGATCTGCTTGAGGCGACCGTGGCGTCCCGGATGCTGTACGACGAAACCTATTGGTGGGTGGGGCGCGACTTGAACGCGCCGTCGGGGTGGGTGATTCGCCATATCCCGACTTCGTGGGTGATCGGGATGCTGCAGGCGACTGCGTTCACGGTCGGCGCCTACAAGGTGGCGATCCCTAACACGTCTGGCCGTTGGGTGGAGATTCCTGCACAAGATGTCATCAAGTTCAAAGGGTGGTCGCCGGCCGACCCGAAATCGGGCACCTCCCCGGTGCACGCGCTGAAGGCCATTCTGGCTGAGCAGGTCCACGCGGCGGTGTTCCGCGATCAGATGTGGCAGCGCGGCGGCCGGGTCGGCACATTTCTATCACGCCCGACGGGGGCGCCGGATTGGTCGCAGGGAGAGAAGGGCAAGACGCCGCGCGACCGGTTCATCGAGCAGTGGCAGAACAACTACGCCGGGGATCGGGCGGCCAACGCTGGGGGCACTCCTCTGTTAGAGGACGGCATGGAGCTGAAGAGCAACCGTTTCTCCGCCAAGGATGAGCAGTACGTCGAGTCGTCGAAGTTGTCGCTGGAGACGTGCGCGCAGGTTTATCACATCAATCCGACGATGATCGGTTTGCTGGACAACGCGAATTACAGCAACGTGCAGGCGTTTCGGCAGATGTTGTACAGCGATAACCTCGGCCCGGAGATCGAGCGGATTCAGCAGCGCATCGACAAGCAGCTGGTGCCGCGGCTCGCCGACAAACGCACCACATACGTGGAGTTCAACTTGCAGGCGAAGCTGGCGGGCTCGTTCCTGGAGCAATCCGACCTGCTGGCGCGCGCGATAGGCGGCCCGTACATGACGACGAACGAGGGTCGGGCGCGGCTGAACATGTCGAAGATCGACGGCGGCGATGCACTGATCCGGCCGCTGAACGTCACCCAAAACGGTGACCAGAACCCCATTCCGGCAGAGCCGAGTGGCGATCAGCAGCAGCCGCCATCCGATCCGGCGACGAAGGAGAGTACGAATGGCCCCCGCAACGGAAACCGTGTCCACGCGCACTACTGACCTCGCGCGGCGGCCGCACCCCGAGTACGGCGAGAAGTCGTTTGACATCAAGGTCAAAACCGACGGGTTAGCCGAGGGCGAGTTCATCGCCTACGCCTCGGTGTTCGGCAACAAGGACATGGTCGGCGACGTGATGATGAAGGGCGCGTTCACCAAGACGCTCGCTGAGTGGGACCGCAAAGGAGTGCCGATCCCTCTGCTGTGGGGGCACAACATGGCCGACCCGGACTTCAACCTCGGTTACGTCGATGCCAGCGAGGACGAGAAGGGGCTGAAGGTTCACGGCTACTTCGACATGGAGTCGCCGAAGTCCGCGCAAACATATCGGCTACTGAAGTCGGGGCGCACCAACCAGATGTCCATCACCTACAGGGTGGTAGACGGCGCGTTCGTGATGCCCGAAGGCGATAACGCCAGCTATAAGGACGCCTACTACGAGCTGCGCGAGATCGACCTGTTCGAGTGCAGCATCGTGCAGGTCGCCGCCAACCAGGAAGCCGAAGTGATGGCGGTGAAGTCGGTGGTGGGGGCGCTGGCGTCGAAGGCCGGCCGCACCTTGTCGTCGAAGAATGAGGAAGCGATCCGCGGCGCGCTTTCCCAAGCTGAGCAGATCGTCGCCGCGCTGAAAGGTGTGCTGCCGGAAGACAATTCGGCAGACAATCAAGACCAGGAACAGACCAGCGGTAAGGAACCGCCGCCCGATGCGACCGCTTCAAAGTCGTCGCAGTCGGAGCCGGCCACGCCGAGTCCGTCCGTCCTCCTGGCGCTGACAGAAATCGAAATCACAGAAAGCGAGATAGCGATATGACCGCACCCGCGGCAGCGCCGAGTCAGGAACGGCGCGACCAACTGATCACCGAAGCAAAAGCGATCGCGGAGAAAGCCAAGACGGACGGCCGCGACCTCACCACGCAGGAGCGCGAAGACATCGGCGAGAAGCTCACCGAGGTCAAAAGCATCCAGGAGGCGCTCGTCGAGTCGGCGAAGTCGGCCAAC